GGTAACGATCGGTGATCTGAGTAATACGCGGATGATAAAATTCCTTGAACACTTCTTCAGAATTACTATCAATCATATTCTTGATAAGTTCATTACAACTCTTCATGAGCTGATCGAAATCAAGATCTTTAGTAGTATCTTCATAAAGATTATTCTTCTTATCAGTAAAGAACTGTTTTCCATCTTCTTCTGCCTGCTTATCAATAGCTTCACTGATTGCGGCAACCAGATTATCATATGAAAAATCAATATAATCTGGAGTGTACTTAAAGCGTGATCCAGCTTCATATCGCGGGGTTCCGCGCATAAAGAGTTTGGTTAAATTGTTTCCATCTTTGTCAGTCACAATTCTTGAATAACCAATGATATCAGCCATTCTTGCAACGACATTATTAGCTCTCTTATCAAGAGTTGGTACAATCTTATTGTATTCTGCTCCAGACTCATCCTTAAAGACCTTATCTGTTGCATGAGAAATTAGAATAAGACCATAGTCCATCATAACAATTGAACGTAGACACTCATCAAACTCTTTTGATACGAGTGTATAACCTTTACCAAATGGAATATCTGAGATACTATCAACACCATAGCCTCCATCTGGACGAAGTGCATTATCACAGATATACTTTGTGCAATAATCATATGCAATATCACAAGTATCAATTGTGATTGTGTAGAACTTTTCTTTCGCTTTAGGATCTTTCAGCTGACGCAGAACTTTTCTAAACTCTGCCCAGTTATTGATAGGCTGTGCCATAATTCCTGGAATTGCACTATAACCCTTTTCAAAAGCAAGAAGTAGATTCTTCTAAAACTTCCCTGCGGTGGTTGTCTTTCCTGACTTTGGTTCTCCGTAGAAAAAAATCGAATACCCACGAAGATCTCTACTTACTTGATGAGGTTGAATACTAAAAATATCAATATCTGCCATAATATTTTATTCCTTTCTTATAAGAAGAAAGGGGACTAATATCCCCTCTCATCAAAATACAAATCCACCTTCAGGAACAGGCATATTCGGAATAGTTGCAGTTCCTGCTGCCTTAGTAGCCTGCCGCTCGTTGAATCTCTTTTCAACTTCCGCAAGCATGACCTGACGATCCTGAGTCATCTTATTCACATCTGCGACAGTGAGAACTTCCTCATCACCAAAGTCATAAGTGACCTTTGCAGTTCCAGTGATAACATATTCACGACTCTTTCTCTCATAAGTCTGAACCGCTGCTTCACCAAATGCAGACTCTTCTTTCCTTTCAGTCTTGATTGTCATGCAATTAATACGTCCCCAAACCTTTGTAAAGACAGGCTTAGAAGGAGTTGCATCAAGACCTTCAAAATATGACATACCCATTGCATTACGCACTGTGAAAGACACAGGAAGCAAAACTGGACCATATCCAAAGATTGCGCCACTCACAGTTGTGAAATCTTCTGCAATATTTTTTTCTGGATCCGCATCAATATGAGTTACCTTTGTGATAAGCATATCTGCTGCAAAAGTGTTTCTCTCATTTTCTGGTCCGAGTTCATTTACAATCAAGCAAAAACCATTTTCATTTCTAAGTGCGGCTACCTTAGTTCCATCTGCTGCAATAAAATCGTTCACAGCGAGAGACACTCCAGTACACTGTACCTTAAATGCATTATCCTTACCACCATTTACCCACATCTTCTCAGGTGCATCAAGGATTCTCTTCAGAGCATTATATGTGCTATTAATCTGACCACTCTTATAAAGCTCTGTTACATATGTATAGTGAATAGTAACAACATTCAATCCTGCTTCATCAACTGCAATATCAAGATCCCCCGCAATATATCTTGTACCAGGGTTCTTAGAGTTTTCGCCAGTTACTCTTTCAGAAAGCTGATTAAAACCATTACCTGTGCTATAAACATATCCTTCAATTTTTTCTGTGTTAATAAATCTTGCGTTTGCTTTCATAAAATTTTCTCCTTAATTATTAATCAACTTTTTACTTTTCTATTATAACAAAAATTTTTTTAATTGTCAAACTGATAGCTCTTACCAGCTTCAGTAAGAGAATACTGGACTGGATCCTTTCCAGCTTTTTCGACATATCCATCATTTACTAGTTTACGCATAGTACCCGCAATAGAGCGGCCGCTGGTAAAAAGTGCTTCAGCAGCTTCTTTTGATGTAAACATATTAGTCATTTTATCAACATTTTCTTGCATCCAAGACAAAAGTTTTGCTCCATTCTCAGTCATTTTTCCTGAGTTTTTAGACTTACCATCTTTAAATTCTTTCCAAAAGGCAATAGCCTTCTCATATTCTTCACTATATCCCTCTTCCAAATGGAGGTTTTCATCTTCAAAAATATTATCAATAATATGAATAAATGCTTCTTTATTTGTCATAATCTTTAATTCCTTTTCTATAATATAATTTTTATTTTTTATAATTATATTATAACATTTATTTTTTTATTTTTCAAATAAATGGAAAGGATCTTCTTTATCAAAAATAAAATAATCAGCGTACGGTAATTCTTTCGCCCAAGAGATAAAATTTGTTTTAGATGAATCATCCGCTCCCGCCCATTCATTTAATTTATGGTGCGCGCGTTGATGACAAATAGAACGAATGGTTTCATAATTAGCTGTCCATGTTCTTTTTTGAAGCCAGCCTTCAGGTAACCATCGCACAAGTTCTTTCCAATATCTTTTATCTTTTGTTTCAAGATATTTTTGACGAAGAAATTCTAATTGTTCTATAATTAAATCTGCTAACATTCCTGTTGTGTTTTCTGCGGGACCGCCAGCATACTCAGGAACACTATAATAAACAAGATCTGAATTGAAGTCATCAATTTCAAAACTTTCAAGTTCAATAGGTTTGCTTGTTAGCTTATGCATTGTTGAAGTGCTATTGGCAACGGTTGAAACTTTGTAAGTGTCTAGTTCCTTCCAAATATATAATGGGGCTGTGATATCAACAGAAACAAAGATCTGTCGTAAGAATTTACGATGCTCAGGACCTCCTTTGATAAGCATTTGAGCTAGTTTCATATCCTTAGGTCCAATCATTGCAAATTCCCCAGACCCATCAGATTCATTTAATCTAAGAACTCCATTACGAATAAGTTTATCAGCATATTCTTCTGATAATTCATAACCTTCATTTGAATACTCTTCGGGCCAATTCAATTCTGGGTGCAATGTTTCTATCCATTTATTTGCAACTTTATAATCTCCATCATAGTCATTTACATTAGCAATAGCAAAATCGCTATCGCTTAAATGCCAACTGTTTTTAGGATTTCTCATACCGCGGATTGCGTGTTCAAAACCCCAAACTTGTGTATTCTAAAATTTCATATATTTTATTTACCTCTCATATTAGGTTTTTTTAATGGACATCATTTACTGTTGATACATCAGAACAATTTATTGCAATTGAATCATTTGCTGTTGAATAAGAATAATAAGGATAAGATAATGGTGTAGTATAAGTCCAAGATGAAGATGTTTTATTATCTCTATATCCTTCCCAGTATACATTATCTAATAATTCTTTAAGTTCTTTTTCAGTTAATTCAATTTTTCCATTTTTATTTAAAGTGAATACTTTAATCATAATGTTTTATTACCTTTCTGCATATTATAACCAAATTTATTACTTTGATACATATCTATCCAAAATGTTTCTTTTTCATTTAATTTATCTCGTGAACATTCTTCTAAAAGTTCAAAAGTAAAATTCCATACCTTATCTCTTTGCATGGCATTATATAATATATTAGTACTAGGTGCCTATATACCTAAACCGCATTTACAATGTTGTTTCCAGCGGTCACTTATATTTACGCTTTGTCCAATATAACATTCATTTGTTAATAAATTAGTAATTTTATAAATACCACAAATTACTTTTTTACCCAATACTCTGTCACATAATGCAGTCATTTGTTTTTGAAAATATTGTGACCAAATTAATTTACTAAGAACAACTGGTTTATGAAATGATGCTTTTAAATTCTATAACATTTTAACATCAGATAAATCTATTTCATTAATTTGTAATTTATAAAAATCAGTTTGTTCTTTTTTCTATTTTTCGCGGATTTGCGCCTAAACACCTGCGGCTAATGTTGCTTTTAAATTATTAAGTTCTTCCTAAATTTCTTTTTTTTCTTTTATTGCAGATTCCCTAATTTTTTGAGTATCTAAATGAATATTTTCAATTTCCTTATAGGACTTTTCTTCAGCTTGCTGAATTTTTAA